CGGTTTGGTGATGAAGTATTTTTCACCCAGTCACGTAAATCTGGAGAAAGTAGGCCAACAAATGTTGGGTCTAACGCCTTCATAGTAGCGTCAAATTCTTTTGCTGCTTTCTTAGTGATTTTTGCCCCTTTAACAAGTTCTGCCGCGGCTTCACCCGTAAATGTTGCAAAATCGTTTGCGTCAGGCGCCATACTGCCCGTAACGCCAAGAATATCACGCCCACCGAAGTTACTCTGGGCTTTGTCGGCCTCTTTCGATAAACGTGTGATGATATTCTGATTAGACGCCCAAATTGATCGATCTTTTTGAGCCGCTGGGCCGACTTTAAAGTCAACTCCGCCTTCGGTGTACACTGGCGCATCAAACTTGTAATCGTTAACGCCCTCAACGAGCAAACCGCGCGATGTGCGATCCCCATAGAAAGGCAAGATAACGCTACCTTCCATGTCTTCCCAGCTCATAGGTTTTCGCGCTAAATTTTCACCTAAATCGCTTTGCTGCACTTCCACTTCGGAAAACGGACGGCGCATCTTGGTTTTTTGGTAACCAAGCGGGTCTAGTTGCTCTTTCGTAAGTGGTTTATCAAGTGGCGGGCCTCCGTTGTCGCCGATTGCGGCAAGAGCTCCTGCTGCGCGTGAGCGGTTGGCTGCCAAGATATTCGGATTAACAACACGAATGCCAAACTCTGGATCAGGGTATTCAATCGCGTCTACCCCAGCGTCAAGCAAGCCTCGCTGTATTTGCTCATAGGATGCGTCAGCGTCTATCTTGCTTTCTAGGTTATCTATAAACTTATAGAGCTCGCTTTCGCTGATTATATTCGCTTTGTCTAAGTCTATATCAAACTCAGAGATAGAGCCGCCGCCGCGCATGTTTCTGTAGTATTCAGCAACATCTGGGTTGTCAGTCACGCTAAATCCAATCGGCGTGCCCTCTGGATCAGGACGCATCTCTACGTCTGATGCGCTTAACCTTTGTGGCCCACCATGATAAACGCGCAATGTATTTGCGCCTAACGAACCTGAAGGCTTAGGCGCAAAGCCCCCACCTAACATCGCAGCTCCAGCAGCCCCGAATGCTTCCCCAAGCATGTCCTGCTGCGGTATTAAGCCAGCTTTTGACGCTCTAATTGTGTCTGCGCCCTTAATAACTGGCTCTAGTAAGTTGCCCACTAAGGGTCTGAATCCCTCATAACGCAACGTATCCGTGCCCATAACAGGCTTTTTAGACATTAAGCCGCCAAGAACAGGGCGTCGACCTTGCTGTGCAAGACGGTTTTTGTATGCACGATTTTTAGCAAAAAAGTCACCCAAAAGACCACCAAAAGCGGTGTTTTCACGGGCACGTCTTATCTCCTCTGGAGTAGCCATTATTTACCTCGCTCCATCATGTAGCGCAACAATCCCTGCATAAATCCTGAAGTTGTCGGGCCTGCATTGAGAGGGTTTGCGACTGCCATAATACCTTTACCGCCAGCAGCAACTTGACCCAGTAAGTCGCCCTCTTTTCTGGATTCACGAAAATCCGCTAGTAAGTTGTCAAACTTATCCTCGCCAGCCTCGTAACTAGATGGATATGTCTCACCGAAAGGCACTCCAGCTCGTGGCCCGTAATCACGCATCATCTTAACCATGTAGTTGCGCTCGGGCGTGCCCTCCTCGGTCTGTTCTAACGCACGCAATGCTCGCAATATTGTTTCGTCACTGTACATCGGGCCTTCGACGTCATCCTCGCGCGGACGGAAGGCGTTGTAATCGTCGTTGGTCATATCAACGTATAATTTGCGCAGGAATGCATCCATCACCACTTCACCTTGTTTGCCCAGTAGGCCGCGGACATCTTGCCCTTGGCTATGTTCTTCGCATGGCGCGCCTTAAACGACTTGCTGCGCGCCGTAGTCTTCTTGTCACCGCTGACACCTTGCTGGCCAAAGCGGATCGTCTTAACTTTGTCGCCGTCCTTCGCCACCACGACGTGCGATTTCGTCGGGTGCTTTGGGGTGCGCTTCGGCTTGTTGTATCCAGATACGCCGACACGAGATAGCCGAGCATCCTTCTTCTCCGCCATCAATACATCTCCGTCACGGTGATTTCGACGCCGCCGTGTGCGTGCGCGTCAATAGCTGCCAGCTTCCACCCGCCCTTCACCTTAAAGTACTCTACGTTGCCAGCGGAAATTGACGGGCTGTCGCTCTCCGCAGCCGTCGGGTTAGCGCCGATCGCGAAGTGGCAGTGATCGCCAGTAACAGACACCCTGATAATACGCGTGTCAGCGCCAAACGCAGGCGTCTGCGTCGACACCGTGGGATTGTCTAATACGTGCGTCGTGCCCAAGCCGAATATCGGGAAGTGCCAGCCGTTGCTACCTGTCGCGCCTACCGCCATTACTTCTTACCCTTCTTCTTTTTCGTTGTTTTCGCAGCAGCTTTGAACGCTTTCGCGCTCGGCGCGCCCTTACTTCCAGCCTTGCGCATCTTTTCGCCGCTGCCCGCCGCAATCCGCTTACGCTTAGCGTGAATGTTCGCATAGAGCCCCTTCTTCGGCATGTTGATCTCCTTTAACGCGTTATCCACATAATACAGCATTTTTGCTACTACGGAACCCCGCGCGTGGGAGGCCGCGCGGGGGAGCCGGTAGCTCTTGCGGTGTGGAAGGATGAACCGCATGCGCATAATATGCCTGAAAATAGTGCTTGTGTCTATGTTAGCAATTTGTTAACAGGTATTAAGGGATGGAATCAAAGGATGTAAAAATGACCTTCTTCTACGCGCTCATCATCGAATACGCTTTGCAGGGGCACACCCTGCAAGCACGCATGTACCTCGAAAGCTCAAAGGCGTGTTCCGACGCCCTACGGGCCGCGGAGGCGCTGTCAGACGCAATGCCGGCTGATCTCTATTGCGAGAACACTGGTAAAATGTCAGGATCAATTAGGCCACGTCTACGGCCAAGCAACTTGGGAGAGTAAATATGGGACGACCATCATTCAATAAGCCGATGACAACAGCTCAACGGATAGACAAGATAAATGACTCAGATATCGTTAAATGGAACGCAGCGCCGAAACCGGTCAACCGACAAACACGTCGCGCCGCAAAGGCGATAAACTCAAAACGTAAGAAGTAACACATTGGGCGCCTCATCAGCGCCCACCGTAAGCCATGAGTGCGGGGGCGGGTTTTACCTCATTATTTTACCGCCAAACCATGGCAGCGTGAGCTGGTGCGACATTCACCGGTGATCACGCAGAGAGGGACGCGCGTGCTCCGGCGTCCCTCTTTTTACGTCTAAACCACCCCACGAATACTACGCTTCAACGGCTTGCTCCAGCTACCCGCAGACGCGCGGCCAAACGCCATCGTCGTGTGGTCGTTCGCCAGTGACAGGCACACAGCGTCAGCTCTGTCAGGCGAATTAACGCCGCGCTTCTTCATCGCCTCCTTGCTCTCAACTTGCATCTTGCCGGAGCTCGTAAAGTGATACCTTGGCGCCGCTAAATCCGCATACAACGCGTCATCCTTCGGCATCTTAACGTCGAGCCCCTCCAGCCACGCCTTCGCCTTAAACCACAGCTCAGCGCGCAAGTTGATGTACGTGTCCTTCTGCGACGAACGCTCCGCGACGTTCAAGCCACGCGCCGGAAGCTCAAGCTCCCGCAAGCGATCCAGTACACCCGCGCCAAAGCCATTACTATCAACAATGATCTCGATCGGGCGCTTGGACGGCGGCAGCGCATCGTACTCCGCCTTCACGGCGCCAGTAAGCTGCATCAAATCGAGGTTACGCCAGACCGTCAGGGGGTGGATCACTGGCCCCTGACGCTTGCACAGAACAGACGAGTCATTTCCTTGCCGTGCAACGTCCAAACCCCAAATGGCAGGCGTGTCATCATCAATCCGTATCTCGTTGTTCATCGCGTGCTCGATCAACGAAACCGGAATAACCGTGTCCTCCTCACTCGGGGGAAAGTTACCAAGTACACGCACATGATACGCGGGGCTGTCCTCGCCGTAACGCTTCTTCATGTCGTCAACGAAATCCTCGCTCACGCGCGGGCTACTAACGCAGCTCACATGCATCGTGTACCAGTCCTCGCGCAGCCGATTGTGCGTGTCATAAAAGAAACCCGTGTTACGCGTCGGGTTGCCAGTAAGAACGGTGGTGGCGCTGTGGCCCGACATCGAGCCAGACGCAGCCTCGAAGACCGCGTTAGGCACGCCAGACGCCTCGTCGGCAATCAGAAGCACGTTCTGGCTGTGAACGCCCGCCAACGCCTCCGGCTGCTCCGCACGCGACGTCCTGCACGAAATAAACGTGCTCTCGGGCTGGCTCTTCAACTCAATGCGGTCAGACTTGATTTCGAGGAGGTCGTTAAACGGCGGTTTCAGGCGCTTGGCGACGTTCTTCATCTCCGCAAAACAGGCGTCGAAAAGCTGCGAGCTCGTAGGCGCCGTAACAACCGTCTTGGACGGGATGCGCATGAGCACATGCCACACAGCCGCCATCGCAACGGCCGTCGACTTACCTACGCCGTGGCCAGAACGAACGGATATACGTCGCTCCGCAGGCGCCGCGATCGCGTCTAAAAGCTCCGTCTGCCACTCGTCAGGCTCAATGCCGATGACCTCGCGGGCAAAGGCAACCGGATCATCGCGGTAGCGACGCATCAACGTAATAAACGGGTTTTCGTGGGATTTTTTTTGCGGGGTCATGTTAACACCTGTTTACGGAAAGGGGGGTGGGGGTGCGTGGGGACGTCCTTTGCATTTGCACCCGCCCGCCGAATCGAAGGGGGGGGTCAAATCGCGCTCGGTATGCGCGCGGCGCATAGGTCACTCCGATAATGTCCATTATGTTAAATTCCACTTCTCGCATACGACATATAAATAAGGCGTTTGCGCGATGCCA